CCCCCATGCGTCTGGCTGCCCGTCCCGGGGCTCGAGTTCCGGTTCTCCAAGGCGTGCATCGACGTCACCTGGACCGCGTACCTGGTCGCACCGAACACGAACACCTCGTCCGTTTCCGCGACGCTCTCCGGCCTGCTCGACACGGTCACAGGGCTGTTCCCGTTCACCGAAGCCACCGCGCAGCTGCTCACCCTGCCGGGTGGTGGGCAACCGGCCCCCTCCTACCAACTGACCTGGTCCGCCCGCATCCCGATTGGAGCATGACGATGAGCACCACCACAGACGGCACCGGGACGCTCGGCCCGGGGCTCCTCACGATCGGTCAGACCGCCACCCCGATCGACGTGTCCTGCTTGGTCAACAACGCGGCGATCGTCCCCGACATCTCCGAGGGGGACACCAAGACGATGCTGTGCGGCACGTCGAAGCGCAGCGCCGACACCATCACCTGGGCGCTCGAGGGCAACGTCGACGTCGACGCGGGGCTCGCGGCAGGGTTCTTCGCCCTGACCTGGGAGCACTTCGGGGAGATCGTCGACTTCGAGTTCACCCCGTCCACCGCGGTCGGCACGGTCGTGTCCGGGAGGCTCAAGCTCGCCCCGCTGCAGCTCGGCGCGGACAACTACGGCGACTTCCTGAACAGCGACTTCTCCTTCGGTCTGGACAACTTCGACCCCGCCACCTCGGTCGTGTATGGCGACACGGTCGCGCTCGCGGTCGCAGCGGCGACCACCACCAAGGCGAAGTGAGCCCATGTCGAAGCAACCGCTGGTGGAGGTCCGCGGAGCCAAGGAGCTGCGCAAGACCCTCAAGGCCGCAGGTGACGACCTGGGCGACCTCAAGGCCGCACACCAGGCGGTCGGGAACATGGTCGTGAACGTCGCCCGTGGGCTCGCCCCGGTGCGCAGCGGTGCGCTCGCAGGATCGATCCGTGCGACCCGGCTCGCCGGGGGCGTGAGCATCAAGGCCGGGTCCGGATCGATCCGGTACGCCGGGCCGATCCACTGGGGCTGGCCTGCCCGCAACATCGCGGCGAACCCGTTCCTGTCCACCGCGGCGACCACCAGCGAGGAGCAGTGGACGGCGCTGTACGAGGAAGAGCTCAACAAGATCCTCGACCGGGTGGAGGGCGACAAGTGAGCACAGCCCAGCTCCAGATCCAGGTCGAGCTCGAGGACCGCGACGCGTTCGTCGTCACCACCACCCTGCTCGACCACAACATCTGGGACCTGACGCGGGCGAAGCACAAGTGGCCGTCCGCGCAGGACGCGCCCCTGACCTGGCTCGGGTTCCTGGCGTGGTCCGCAGCCCGGCGCACCGGGGTGATCGAACCGGCGATGACGTGGGAGCTGTTCCTGACGCACTGCTTGGCCGTGAGCCAGCCCGACGAGGAGGAGGACGAGGCCACCGCGGACCCTACGGACCCGGGACCTGGTCCCGGCTGATCTGCGAGATCGCTGTCGCCACAGGCACGCACCCGGGGCCGTGGTTCGACGAGGACGAGGCAACCGTCATGACGGTGCTGGACATCCTCGAGAAGCAAGCCGACGCGGCGAAGAAGAAGGGCAGGCGATAAGACGTGGCGGGCAAGACCGCGATCCTGTCGCTCCGGATCCTTGGTGACGCCAAGGACGCGCAGAAAGCTCTCGACGACACCGCGGGATCGGCAGGCAAGCTCCAGTCCGGGGTGAAGGCTGCCGCGCTCCCCGCGGCTGCCGCGCTCGCCGGCCTCGCCGCTGCAGGCATCTCCGCGGCGAAGGCAGCCGCCGAGGACCAGGAGTCCCAGGCGCAGCTCGCGCTCGCCCTGCGTAACTCCGCGGGCGCCACCACGGCGAGCGTCGCGAGCACCGAGGACTGGATCACCAAGACCAGCAAGGCCGCTGCCGTAGCGGACGACGAGCTGCGCCCCGCGCTCGGGGTGCTGGTCCGTGCGACCGGTGACGTCGCGGAGTCCCAGAAGGCGATGGGTGTCGCGCTCGACGTGTCCGCAGCGACCGGGACCGACCTCGAGTCCGTCTCGAAGGCGCTCGCGAAGGCGTACGCCGGGAACACGGCGAGCCTCGGCAAGCTCGTCCCCGGGCTCGACAAGGCGACCCTGGCGTCCGGGGACATGGACGCGATCATGGCCGAGCTCGCGCGCACCACAGGTGGCGCCGCAGCGGCAGCGGCCGGGACCGCGGCCGGGCAGTGGAGAGGCTTCCAGATCCAGCTCGGGGAGGCCCAGGAGTCCATCGGTGGAGCGCTGCTGCCGCTGATGACCAAGCTCGGCGGGTCCCTGCAGAGCGTCGCCGTGTGGGTCCAGCAGAACACCACGCTGTTCATCGCCATCGCCGCCGTGATCGGGACCGTGGCCGCAGCGATCATCGCGCTCAACGTCGCGCTCAAGGCGTACGCGGTCGTGACCGAGGCTGTCGCGGTCGTGTCCAAGATCCTCAAGGCCGACACGATCGCCTTGAACCTGGCGTTCCTGTCCTCCCCGGTGTTCTGGATCATCGCCGCGGTCGTCGCGCTCATCGCCGTCATCGTCCTGATCGCCACCAAGACGACCTGGTTCCAGGACATCTGGGCTGCCGCGTGGGGAGCCATCCAGGACGCCGCAGCCGCGGTGTGGTCCTGGCTCAAGGACGTCGCGGGCGCAACCTGGCGTGCGATCACGACGGCGCTGCGGATCTACATCGGGATCTACATCGCGATCTTCGAGGGCATCATCGCCGGGGCGCAGGCCGTCTGGTCCTGGCTGCAGAACGCGGCAGCCGCCGTGTGGAACTTCATCCTCGCCGCGCTCCGCGGGTACGTCGCGATGTACGTGGCGATCTTCGAGGGCATCCAGGCGGCCATCGGTGCGGTCTGGGAGTGGCTGAAGAAGGCCGGGACGTCGGCTCTGAACGCGATTCTCGGGCCGATCAACGCCGTCAAGTCAGCCTTCGACAAGGTGGTCGACGCGATCCAGTCGGTCATCGAATGGCTCGGCCGCATCAAGCTGCCGAAGGTGCTGACCGACATCGGCGGTGCCATCGGTGGGATCCTCGGCCGCAGCGCGAGCCCGGCTGCCGTGTCGCGCGGCACGGCGTTCACGGGGGCCCCGAGCGCGCGCGGGTTCGGGGCAGTGCCCGCACTGTCCGCTGCGGCAGGTGGTGGGGGCAGCCCGATGATCGTCGTGCAGGGCGCCCTCGACCCGGTCGCGGTAGCTCGCCAGATCCGGCAGATCCTTCGCAACGACGAGCGACGCCAGTCCGGGGTCGTGATCGCATGAGCACGGGCGTGAACTGCACCGTCCTGGTCGATGGCCAGCGGGCAGCAGACGGGTCCCCCGGCGACAACCTGCTCGACCCGATCGTCCTCGACGACCTCACCGTGACGTGGGGCCGCTCGGACACCATGTCCCAGCCTCCACCCGACACGTGCTCCTTCACCGTGATGGACCAGCTCGGCGGGCAGGCGTTCATGGCGACCTACGTCACCGGGCACCGCATCGACATCATGGCCACTGGCCTGACCTACCCGGACCCGACCGTCCCGACGTTCCAGAACGGCGGGTTCGAGACCGCGCTCGTCACGTGGGCGCCTACGGCCGGAACCGCGACCCGGTCGACCGCCCGGTTCCACGGCGGGGCGTATGCGCTCGCCGTCAAGCCCGCAGGGAACGCCGGGTCCGTCCTGCTCGGCCCGGGTGAGTTTCAGCCCCCGGGAACGAACCCGGGCGCGTGGGACGCGATCCCGACCACCGCGAACGGGCAGACCTGGGCTGCGTCGCTCGCGGTGCGCCTCCCGGCCGGCGCGGTCGCCACCGTGCGCGGCGTGCTGTTCACGGGCCCGTACGCGGCCTCAGCGCAACGCACGTCGGTAGCTCAGACCGTCGTCGGCACCGGGGCGTGGCAGACCGTCACCGGGCAGTACCTGGTGCAGCGAGACTTCGCCTGGGTGGGGCTCGAGGTCACCCTCGACCCGACCGGTCCCACCTGGGACGAGATGCCCCCAGCGCTGACGTGGAACGCGGTCGACCCGACGCTGACCTGGGACGACCTCGGCACGCTGTACATCGATGACGTCTCGGTCACCGCACCCGCGGGTGCGCTCGGGCGCAGCGTGCTGGTGTTCGCCGGTCGCATCACCGACCTGTCGGCCGCGTGGGATGACAGCACCGACTCCCCCGTCGTGCAGGTCACCGCGTCCGGGTTCACCGCGGACCTGGACAACCGGACCGTCGGGGACGAGCCCTGGACTGTTGAGACCGTCGACGCGCGAGCCCACAGGATCCTGACCCTCGCCGGGCTGCCGATCGACATCGACATCGACACCTCGATCGACACGCTCCTCCTGTCCTACCGGGACGTCGACGCGCAAGGAGCGACCGGGCTGCTCCAGCAGATCGCGACCTCGGTGGACGGTGTCCTGTGGCCAGCGGTGCACCAGACCCTCGGCGCGTACCTGCGTCTCGAGGACCCGTCGCTGCGAGCGTCCCTACTCAAACTGCACGAGGACGCGGGCACGATCGTGATCGTGCAGGCCGACCCGTCCAGCGGGATCGACCTGTCCGCGTGCGTCGTGCTCCGCGACCCCGTGACCTGGCTCCAGTCCGTCTCCGACGTCGTCACCCGTGTCGCGGTCGGGTGGAAGGTGCAAGGCGTTGACGACACCGGGTTGCCGATGATCACCGACGCGACCGTCCAGCAGGTCGACGGGCCGCTCGAGGTGCTCTACGGGACCCGACGCGTGTCCGTCTCCACCGAGCTGCAGGCAGCGGAGGACGCCACCGAGGTCGCCGCACGGATCCTCGCCCGCACCTCCCCGGCCGACTGGCGCGCCGAGGGGCTCACGATCGACGACGAGGACGTGCTCCCCGACGAGGCAGGCGTCGCGATGATGCTCAACCTCCTGGACGGGACGAGCCGGATCGGGGCCCCGGTCGTCCTGAACGACCTGCCGGGCTGGTCCCCCGGAGGCACCGTCGCCGGGGTCTACCTCGAAGGCGGGACCTACCGGTTCGTCGGTGGGCGCTGGGTCCTGGAGCTGCTCGTCTCGGCCGCTGCAGGCCTCGGCCAATCGGCCCAGTGGGACCAGCTCGGCCCGACCTGGACCTGGAACCAGTGGGAGCCCTCGCTCACCTGGAACGACCTACGCGGCGTGGCCGCACCCTAGGAAGGAATCACCATGGCAACGACACCCGGTGGGCTGCCGTACCCGGTCGGCACCGACCTCGTAGTCAACGGCGACGACGCGATCAAGGCGCTGGCCGACGCGCTCGACGTGCTGCTGCTGCGGCAGTGGACCGCGTGGACCCCTGTCGTCCAGGACGGCATGGCGATCGGCAACGCGGTCTCGATCGGCGCCTACCGCAAGGTCGGCCGCGACCTGACTGCCTATGGGCGTATCGGCCTGGGGACGACCTCCGGTGTGTTCGGGCCGATCCAGATCCAGCTCCCGGCCGGCATGGCCTTCTCCGCGTCCGCGAACGACACCCTCCAGGTGGTCGGCAAGGGTCTCGCGCAGACCTCGACCGCGACCGCTGGGATCTTGAGCCTGACACCGTCCGCGCCGACCGCGTTCTTCCTGCGCACGACGGGGGGCAACCCGATCGGGGTCGGCATCCCAGGCACCTGGGCACCCGGCAACGTGCTCTCGTTCTCGCTCGAGGTCGAGGTCGCGGCATGACGATCTCGGTCAGCGCGAACAACGGGCAGGCGCCCGCGTCGGCGCTGACCGCGATGCCCGGGCGCAACGGTGACGGGTCGCAGCAGATGTCGCCGCTGTCGACCGCAGCGAGCTACAGCCGCATGCGTGCCTCGATGCAGGCGGCCGGGATGGGCGACCTGCTGCCCACCTCGGGCTGGTCGTGCTACCGGGACCGCGCTGCGCAACAGCACATGCGCAACATCGGCCTGACCACGATTCCGGTCGGGCAGTCGATCCATGGCGAATGGACATGGGGCAGCGCCGTGGACTTCGCGAACCTGGGCGGGTTCGGCGCCGCTCGTCACAACTGGCTACGGAACAACGCGGCCGGGTTCGGCTGGTATCAACCCGGCTGGGCGCAGCAGAACGGGTCGCTGCCCGAGCCGTGGCACTGGGAATACGACCAGCGGGGCGACCCGCACGACGGGGAGGAAGACGTGGGACTGACACCAGACGAGGCCCAACGGCTCGCGAACATCGAAGGAGCTGTCGGCAGACTCGAGACGCTCTACGGGGCCGACTCCGGTCGGGTCGCCCGGTTCGACGAGACGGCCGACCGGGCCGTCGACACCACCAACGCGGTCGGGCGCGTCGAGACGAACCAGAACGACCTGCTCGCCCAGCTCCCGGCTGCGACGTACGGGTCGACCCGGATCGCCTCGCTGGCGCTCGTCGTCGCCGTCGCCGTGCTCGTCGCCCTCGGCGTGGACCTCAGCACCGGTGTCGAGAACGACGCCGTGTACGGAGGTGGGGGGACCCTCCTCGGAGGCCTGCTCGCCTGGGTGATGCTCGAGATCAACCCGCGCCAGGCGAAGCATCGGCGCACCGACAACGAGTAGCCAGTGGGCTGCGCCTGTCCCGTCGATCCGGACATAAGGACAGCCCGCGGCAGGAGGCCGTGTGTGCCCCTGTGCCGCGACAGACCCCCCACCCGGGCGTCCTTACCCCACCCCGAGCCCGTTCGGCGTTCGCGCTGGCCACACGCCTACTTGTATCGGCGGTCCCGGGCTGCCCGATCCAGGCCTGGAACGAGCGCGACCCCCGACCCGGTAACAGGTCGAGGGTCGCGGGAGCGAGTGGTTAGGCGCCGATCGCTCGCTGCAGGATCGCGCTCGCCCCGGCCTGCTCCTCGGTCAGCAGGTGCGCGTACACCCGGCTCGTCGTGCTCAGCGACTCGTGCCCGAGCCGGTGCTGGACGACCAGCGGGCTCGTCCCGTTCGCGAGCAACCACGACGCGCTCGTGTGCCGCAGGCTGTGCGGGGTCAGCCGCTTTGTCGTCCCGGCCGCCTCGAGCGCTCGCTGCCACTGCCGGTTGCGGAAGTGCTGCGGCTGGATCCGGCCCCCGCGCCGACCGGTGAACACCAGGTCGTCCCCGGCCTTCCCGGCGAGCAGCCCGCGAAGCTCGTCGAGGATGCTCGGGGAGAGCACCACCGTGCGGCGCTCCCGGCGACCCTTGAGCGACCCGAGGTAGCGACCCGTCTCGCCCTTCTTCCATGCCCGCTGGAACGTCACCGTGCCCTGGTGCAGGTTCACGTCCCCGGCCTGCACCGCGGTCGCCTCCCCGATCCGGCAACCGGTCCCGAGCAGGAACCGGGTCAGCGGCAGGTAGTGCTCGTCCATGCCACCGATGAACCCGAGCCACTCGGCCTCGGTGAAGATCTGCATCTCCTGGGGCGCCTCGTCGCTGGGCATCTTCACCCCGTGCGCAGGGTTGGTCACGATCCCCTTCTGGTGCTCGACCGCTGCCGCGAGCGTGGTCGAGAGCAGCCCGTGCGCGTTCTTGATCGACTTCACCGAGTAGGTCCGCACCGGCCCGTCCTTGGGCTGCCGGGCGGTCGGCTGCTTGCGCTGCCAGGCCACCCACTCGATGACCTTCTCCTTCGTGATCGCGTCCAGGGGCAGCGCGCCGAGCCGGGGCAGCCAGGTCCGTGCTGCCTCACGCCGGTACCCGTCGACCGTGCCGCTCGTGACCGAGGCGCCGAGCAGCTCGAGGTACTTCGCGAACCAGTCGCGCAGCAGCGGGGCGCCGGTCTGGACGTCCCGCCCGGTCCGGGTGTCCAGGATCGCCATCGCCGCGTCCGGGCCGAGCCGCTCAACGAGGTCCTTGAACTCGACCGCCCCGTCGCCGGTCGCGAGCGCGGGTGACCACATCTGGGCACCGTCCTGGCGCCAGCCGACCCGCCAGGTGTCCCCGGCCTTCTTCGTGGTCCGCTTCTGGATGTAGGCCATCTCAGGCTCCGAGCAGCGTCATGGCGACCGAGACCAGCAGGCTGGTCGGCGCGTTGGTGAAGGCGACCGTGGGCCCGTCGAACACCTCGTTGAGGGTGCAGGCCGCGAGGGTCGTCTGGTTGTCCCAGGTGCTGACCATCACCGCCCGGTCGCCGCGGTCCCGGACCAGCAGGTACGACCCGCGGTAGCCGGTCCGGATGCTGAGACCCGCCAGCGGGATCAGGGCGACCAGCTCGGTGGCGATGTCCAGGCTGTTCGGGGTGTCGGTCGTGGTCATGCTCGGGGCTCCTCGGGTAGATGCGAACGCGGTAACAGGACCGAAGTTACCCGATCCTGTTACCGCGTTCCAGCCGGTCCGGCGGTTTAGGCCTGTGACCTGCATCTTTACCCGGGTGGCTAGCGGGACTTGAACCGGGCGTCCTGTACCCGTATATCCGCAGGTCAGGGGCACTTTCTGGCCGATCCGGTTCTCCTGGTGTTACCAGCCGCGACCTGCGGAAACGCGCGGAGATAGTTACCGAGGTAACACCCCCAGGAGCAGGTTCACGGGTCCCACTGGTCGCCCGATCGCGCCTCCAAGATCGCCCGCGCAGCTAGCGCTCGGACCACCCGCGCATCGGTCAAGGCTCGGCGGTGCTCGTCGGGCGTGGGAGGGCGCATGTACAGCCCGAGCGCCGTGGACCCGTCGACCACCGTTAGGGCGCCGCAGGCGATGCAGATCATCAGCGAGCCCGGCGAAGGCGTGTGTCCAGCGTCCTCCACATCGCCTGCGCCCTCGATGATGAATCCGCACGCGTGGCACGGGGTGAGCAGCAAGCGACCGACCCTCCGCTCCTGGCTCACGTTTCAGCGACCTCCCGGGTGAACGCATCGAAGTCAGCGTCCTCGGACACCCAGGACGGCATCCTGGAGAGGGCAGTCGTTGGTGCGTCCTGGGCAGCCCGGAGCCGGGCGAAGTCACGCTCGGTCTGCACTGCTGCACGCATCTCGTTCTGATCGGGCATCGTCGTTCCTTCCGGTTAGTGGTCCCATCCTCGGGTGACGGCCCACAGGATGCCGTACCCGAGCGTGCCGATGATGACGATCGTCCCGAGCGCGGCCAGCACGACGAGCGCCCCGGTCACGACGCCTGCTCTGCTTCCTCGACGACGACGTGGGTCTGGTCACGATCCAGCGCGACCGATGCGACAGCCTCCCTGGCGAGTGGCCAGGGCACCCCTCGAGCGAGCATCTCGTACAGCAGCTCGGTGTTCATCCTCGATCAGCTCGGCAGGTAGGCCGGGGTCACCGCGGTCGGGACGATCGCAGGGAGCCGCTCGATTCCGGGCCGGAAGGACATCAGGCTCCGGGTGCCACCCTCGAGCCAGCCGTTGAACGCCTTGATGATCGTCGCCATCCCGACCGTCGCTCGCTCGCTGTGCTTGGACGACGGGAGCCCGGTGTCCTGCATGAGGAACCGGCGCAACGCCAGGATCGGGGACCCCGGCGACAGGTTGGTCCCGTCCCGGAGCCGCTCCAGGAACTCCAGGCACAGCCCGTCGTCGACCGGGGACTCCTTCATCAGCACAACGATCGGCGCGAGGAACGTCGCGAACCCAGGGTGCAGCAGTGAGGTGGCGATCCCCATCGCGACCGGTAGGGCGTTCACCAGCATGGGTCCGCGGACCTCGCTCTCGCAGAGGTTGACGATGTCCTGTGTGGTGAAGATCCTCCCGGCCCCGTTCATCGAGTCCGTCGATCCGACGACCTCCTCGTAGGCCAGCAGATAGCGGGCTGCTGCGGCGAGCTGGTTGGTGTTGACGAACCCGCTGATCCGCAGCACGTCCGCGGGGCTGCGGGTAGCTCCGGTGTCCAGCACACCGAACGTCGCCGGGTCGACGTCCCTGGCCAGCATGACCTTGACGTCCACGCCTGCACCGGCGATCGCGGTGAGCCGATGCTGCCCGTCGACGACCACCCCATCCGGGGAGATCGCGATGGCCTGGTGGGTGACCTGCCACTGCCCCGACTGGATGGATCGGATCAGCCTCGCCACCCGGTCCGATCGGAGCGCTCTCTGCTTGGTGCCGATCGAGGCCATCAGCAACTTCTCGGCGTCGTGCGGGGTCAGGATGACCTGCTCTACGTACACGGCGGTTCCTTTCGGTTGAGCCCGGGACGGGGCCGTCCCGGGGGCATTGCTAGGAGGAGGAAACAAGTCACGGGAGGCCCTCGGGTGTTCCGATGCAGAACTCGATGAGGTCATCGGCACACGGCTCACACATCGGCATCAGCGACGGGTCCTCGAGGATCGCGAGCATCTCCGCGAGCCCGGCCACGAGATCGCACTCGCAGCCCGCGCAGCGGAGCACGGACGGCGCCGGGCTGACGTCGCAGTAGAGCACCCCGAGGGTGCCATCGGCGTTCGGCTGGGGAGGCTTCACCGTGGCTCCTCGTGGCAGGGGCACACGCACGGTGCGGGCACGTCCTCGACCTCGTTCCACGCGTCCCCGGAGCACGCCTGGTGCTTCCCTGCCCAGCAGTCCGGGTTCATCGTCACCTCGGGTAGCTCGTCGACCGCAGCCGACAGCACCTCCATCGTGATGTCCTGACCGTGCTCGTCGAAGATGAACCCGGACGCCATCAGCGTGGCCTCGTCCCGGGCCGCGATGTGTTCGCGACGACCACGGTGCCGTCCGGCTCGAACCGGAGCCGCGTCCGGTCCCCATCGGCCAGCTGGAGCGCGACAAGGAGCGCCACCTCCGGGACCCGACCGGCGAGCCGCGCGGGGAGCCTCGAGGAAGGGGGGCGCCCCCCGCGCGGCAGTCGGAGCGACCCGTCCGCGAAGCCTGTCACGGTGGCCGGCGCGAGCCGTACCACGTCCCGGATGGTGCTCCTGTGAGCCAACGGGTGCCCCCTCGTTGTCGTGTGCCTCCGCATATGGGTACCACCGACAAGCATCCCGTTACAAGTGTCACAGCGGGGGCAATACAACCTAAAAAAAAGCGACCAGCCAGTAACCACCGCGTCACCTGCGGTTATGTCTGGTGCAATTTGACAAGTAAGACTCGATACCGCAACCCGCCTGTTGTCACCTGTTCCGTTGGCCGAGTAAACCGGTCCCATACACCCCTGCGGCGAAGCAGGGAGGGGACGACACGCCGGGGGGCGACATGAAGGTGATCGATCCGGACAAGCTCCGGACCGCCCGGCTCGAGGCCGGGTACACGCAGCGCGGACTCGCATCTCTCGCACGCTGTACCCAGGCCACCATCTCGGGGCTCGAGACCGGGACCATCGCCAACACGAGCCTCGACCTCGCGACCGCGGTCGCCCGGTGGCTCAACCTCGAGGTCGACATCCTGTTCGTACGGGACCCGTCCCGCCCGGAGCGGATCCGGCGCTCGGCGAACGCGCGCGGCACGCACCGGCCCCGGGTGGCCCGGTGACCGAGATGCTGACCCCCGAGGAGCTGGCCGCCCGGTGGCGCCAGTCGACCGAGTGGGTCCGCACCCAGGCCCGGAAGCGGACGATCCCCGCGACCAAGATCGGTGGCCGCTGGAGGTTCGACCCGGCCGAGATCCAGGCCTACGAGGATCGGCACCGCCACCGCGACCCGCTGTCCTTGACCCCGACCGCTGCGCGCCGACGAGGTCTCCGCACGTAGCTCCGCACCCACGCCACGCCTGACCCGCCCGGGTCGAGGTGCTCCTGCCGCCCGCCCTCTGCAGGCCCCAGATGCGTCGCAAGCCTGCCCCGATCACGATCGCCACGCCCACGCCGGCCAAGGCGCCCGAGAGCCTGTACGACCGTCGTGCCCGCGCCCTGAGCCGTGCCCTGGCGCTGTTCGGGACCTCGATCCCGACCCACGAGATCCTCGCGTCCTACCTCGACGACGTCCTCGCATGACCACGATGAGCCTCGGGATCGAGCCCCCCCGCGACCGGTGGAAGAGGCCGCTGATCATCCCCACCCGCGGGGGCGACCCGGTGCCGTACACCCGGACCTCCACCCTGGCGAAGACCCTCGACGACGGTGCCGCGCTCACGCTGTGGAAGCAGCGGGTGACCGCGGTCGGGCTGCTGCGCCGCACCGACCTCCGGGACCGCGTCGCCGGGGTCATGGCGAAGTACCGGACGGACCCGATCGCGGACGGGAAGCAGGAACTGAACGCGATCGTCCGCGACGCGACCGAGGCTGGTGGCGCGTCCGCGGCAGCGGGAACCGGGACCGGGCTGCACCAGCTGACCGAGGCGATCGACCGTGGCGAGGAGCCGGACGTCGTCCCGGACCAGTGGGTGCCCGCGCTCGCCGCGTACCGGGCCGCGATGGTCCCGTTCGAG